TCGACCCCGTCGAGCTTGAATAGGTGTCCCCAGTCGGAATGAGCGATCCGGCGACAGTCCTCAACAGCTCGTTCCAGGTCCGGACCCCTAGACCAACTCCCACCGCCTAAATTGTGGTTGAATGTGACTAGGTAGTTACGGGCCTCCGCCGCAGTAGTTTCTGCGTTTGTCATAGTCATTGCACCTTGAGAAAGAGCAGTTACGGTCTGATCGACCGCGTGACTATTATATCACATCTTGTGATATCTTTCCAGATACAAAACGCGGGTATCCGGTTACCGCTTTGCGCCCAAAAAGAAGCCCGACCGGTGTTCGATCCGGCCGGGCTCAAGGCGACTGCTCTAACCGGCCCGATCCTAGCTGGAGGCTCCGCCATGCTCAATCGCGCTTACGCGATGCTGGAGGTCCGCGCGCTCCAGGAGGATCAGCGCGTGTTCGAGGGCTGGGCCACAACGCCGACCCCGGACCGGCTGGGCGACGTGATCGACCCCATGGGGGCCAAGTTCAAGAACCCGCTGGTGCTGCTGCACCAGCACGACAGCACCCAGCCCATCGGCACGGTCAGATTCCAGAAGGCGACGCCCGAGGGCATCGCCTTCACCGCCTCGATCCCCAGGATCGCCGAGGCCGGGCCGCTCCAGGACCGGGTCAACACCGCCTGGGGCGAGATCAAGGCCGGGCTGGTGCGCGCGGTCAGCATCGGCTTCCGGGTGCTCCAGGACGGCGTGCAGCTCGCCCAGGACGGCGCGGGCCTGATCTTCTCGGCCATCGAGATCGTGGAGCTTTCGGCGGTGTCGGTGCCCGCCAACGCCGAGGCCACGATCACCAACATCAGAAGCTTCGACCAGGGGCCAGCCGCGTCCGGCGCCGCGCCCACGGTCAAGACCAACCTTCCCGGCGTCTCGGGGTCGCTGAAACCTCAAGCACGGAAGGGCGCGGCTATGCCTCGCACCATTGCGGAACAGATTGACGACTTTACCAAGGCCAAGGCCGCCAAGGTGGCCCGGCAGCAGGCCCTGATGGCCGCGTCGGGCGACAGCGGCGAGACCTTTGACGCGGCCGAGGCCGAGGAGTTCGACCTCCTCGCGGCCGAGATCAAGTCCATCGACGCCCACCTTGAACGGCTGGCGTTCATGGAGCGCGCCCAGGCGGCCACCGCCACCCCGGTGATCCGGGCCGCCGGCGCCCAGACGGCCGAGCCGGCGGCGCCGGTGGTCACCGGCCGGGCCGAGCCGGTGGTGCGGGCCGCCGAGCGCTGCGAGCCGGGCATCCGCATGGCCCGGGTCGCCAAGGCCATCGTGCTCGGGCGGCTCTCCATGCGCGACCCGATGGTGATCGCCCAGGAGCGCTATGGGGGCTCCGATCCCGGCGTGGTCGAAGTGGTCAGGGCCGCCATCTCTGGCGGCACCACCACCGACGCCACCTGGGCCGGCCCGCTGGTCGGCTACGCGGGGGAGATCATCGGCGACTTCGTGGCGTTCCTCCGGCCGATGACCATCCTCGGGAAGTTCGGCACGGGCAGCATCCCGAGCCTGCGCATGGTCCCGTTCCGCACCGCCCTGCTGGGCCAAACCAGCGGCGGCGCCGGCTATTGGGTCGGTGAAGGCAAGGCCAAGCCGGTGACCAAGTTCGATTTCGAGCGCCAGTACCTGAACCCGCTCAAGGTGGCGGGCATCACGGTGGTCACCGAGGAGCTGATCCGCGACGCCTCCATCGCCGCAGACGCCTTCGTCCGGGACGCCCTGGTGGCGGCCCTGGCGGCCCGGATGGACATCGACTTCGTGGACCCTGCCAAGGTGGCGGTCGCCGGGATCAGCCCGGCCTCGATCACCAACGGGGTGGTCCCCATCCCCAGCGTCGGCAACGACGCCGCGTCGGTGCGCCAGGACATCAAGGCGATGTATTCGGCCTATACGGCCGCCTACAACTCGCTCGCCAACGGGGTCTGGATCATGCCGGCCGACCTCGCGGCGGCGCTGGGCATGATGGTCAACCTGCTGGGCCAGCCCGAGTTCCCGGGCCTCGACCGCAGCGGCGGCACCCTGGTCGGTTTTCCTGTGATTCCAAGCGACTATGTCAAACAGGCCGCGCCGAACACGGTGATCCTGGCCAACGCGAAGGAAATCTACCTCGGCGACGAGGGCGGCTTCGCGGTGGACATCAGTCGGGAGGCGTCGCTGGAGATGACCGACACGCCCATCGGCTCGGTGGCCCCGCCGCCGCCGCCGGCCCCGGCCGAGCCTCCGCTGCTGGTGTCCCTCTGGCAGGCCGACGCGGTGGGCCTGCGGGCCGAGCGGACCATCAACTGGCTGAAGCGCCGGCCCCAGGCGGTGGTGGTGCTGGGGACGGTCCATTGGGGCGATCCATGATCGCCTAGGGTCCATGCGCCCGGCCGGGCGACCCCCTGATTCCGGCCGGGCGCGCCCTTCCACAAACCTGGAGGCCAGCCGATGCCCCAATACCAGACCCGGGTGTTCACCGCCCGCGACCGCCAACTGCTGGACGCGCTGGAGAGGGACCCGCGTTACCGGAAGCTCGCCCAGCAGCTACGCGGGCCGCCGCCCCCGGTGCCGAAGCCGCAGGGGAAGCCCGTACAGCCCTATGAGCCGGCGGGCGGCGCCGACATGCCGGGCGAGGCGGCAACCGCCCCCACGGGCCGCGACAGCGCCCCTGCGGGGCCTTCCGTGCAGAAGCCCAGGCCGCCGCACAGGTTCTCGGGCCGGTAGATGCGGCTCCCGTCCTGGCTGGCCCGTGCGCTGCCGCCCATGGGCCGCACGCCCACGCCCCTGGCCAAGCCGCCGGGCGCCCTGTCGAGCGTCGGCAACGGCGGCTGGCTGCGCATCTGGGAGAGCTACCCCGGCGCGTGGCAGCAGAACAACGTCCTGGATCGCGAGACGACGCTGACCTACTTCGCGGTCTATGCCTGCATCACTCTGATCGCTTCAGACATCGCCAAGCTGCCGGTCAATCTCGTGCAGGAGAGCGATGACGACGATACTTGGGAGGAAACCACCAGCCCGGCCTATTCGCCGGTCCTGCGCAAGCCGAACGCCTACCAGAACCGCATCCAGTTCTGGGAGCAGTACATCCTGTCGAAGCTGTCGCGCGGCAACACCTACGTGCTCAAGCTCCGGGACGCTCGCAACGTGGTGACCGGGCTGGCGGTCCTGGACCCGGACCGGGCGTGGCCGATGATCGCCGACGACGGTTCGGTGTTCTACCAAGTGCGCGGGCCGCGCCTGCTGGGGATGATGGACCAGGAGGTCATGATCCCGGCGCGCGAGATCATCCACGACCGGATGAACTGCCTTTACCACCCGCTGATCGGCACCTCCCCGGTCTGGTCGGCCGCCTACGCGGCGACGCAGGGTCTGGCGATCCAGGCGGCCTCTTCGAAGTTCTTCCAGAACGCCTCGCAGCCCGGCGGGGTGCTGACCGCCCCGGGCGCGATCAGCGACGCCACGGCCGCCCGGCTGAAGCTGGCGTGGGAGACGAACTTCACCGGCGACAACGCTGGCCGGGTGGCGGTGCTGGGCGACGGGCTCAAGTACGAGCGCCTCGCCATGACCGCCGAAGAGAGCCAGTTGATTGACCAGTTGAAGTGGACCGCTGATGTGGTCTGTGCAGTGTTCCATGTCCCGCCGTACAAGATCGGCCTGGGGGCGATGCCGACCTACAACAACATCCAGTCGTTGAACGTCGAATACTACTCGCAGTGCCTGCAATCGCTGATCGAGGCGGCCGAGCTGTGCCTTGACGAAGGGCTGGAGTGCCCGGTGGGCCTGGGCACCGAGTTCGACATCGACAACCTGCTGCGGATGGACACCTCGACCCAGATGACCGTCCTGGCCAATGGGGTGAAGGGCGTAATCCTGTCGCCCAACGAGGCGCGGGCGCGGATGAACCTGCCGCCAGTCGATGGCGGCGACAGCCCCATCGCCCAGCAACAGAACTACAGCCTCGCCGCCCTGGCCGCGCGCGACGCCGCAGGGCCGCCGGCCGCTGGACCCGGCGGCGCCGGCGCGCTGCCGCCGCTGGGCGGGGCCGAGGGCGGTGCGGCGGGCCAGCCGCCGCAGCCGGCGGACGAGGCGAGCGCATCTGCGGCGGCGGCCGAAATGGCCTTCGGCGACTGGATCGTCGCCAGCTTCACGGAGGCGCTCGATGCCTGACATGGAAGCCCTGGCCAGCAAGCTCGGCGAAGCCCTGGCGGCCCAGGTGCACAAGCTGTTTACACGGCTGGAGGCCGAGCTGCGGGCGAAGATCGAGGCCGCCGCCGTCACCTCAGCGCTGATCGACCGAGCGGGCGTGCTGGTGCTGACCTTCGGCGACGGCAGCACGCTGCGTCCTGGCACGGTGCTGGGGCCTGAAGGCCCGCCGGGGCCGCCGGGGCCGCCGGCCGGCTCCGACCCGCTGGCGCTGCGGGTGCAGGCGATGGAGGCCCGCCCGGTGGTGGTCGGCGGGGTGATCGACCACGAGGGCGCGCTGCTGCTGAGCTACCACGACGGCAGCACCTTGCGCCTGGGCGCTGTAGCGGGCGCACAGGGGCCTCAAGGGCCGCCTGGGCCAGCAGGCCCGGCCAACGACGACGGGCCGCTGGCGGGCCGCGTGGCGGCCCTGGAGGGCCGTGCTGTGGTCGGGGCGCTGATCGGCCAGGACGGGCGCCTGGTCCTGGCCTGCGCGGACGGCTCCAGGCTTGACGCCGGCCGGGCGGTCGGCCGGGACGGCGTGGATGGCCGGGACGGCGCGCCAGGGGAGCCCGGGCTCGGGTTCGAGGACTTGGCCTGCACGCTGGGCGAGGATGGCCGCACCGTGACGCTGCGGTTCGAACGCGGCGGGCGTGCGATGGCGTTCGATCTGGTGCTGCCGGCCATGGTCTACCGGGGCGTCTACGAGGCCGGCCGGGCCTACCTGCCGGGCGACACGGTCACCTTCGGCGGGTCCGCCTGGGTGTGCGGTGCGGCCACCACCGAGCGCCCGGGCGAGGAGGCCAGCGGCTGGACCCTGGCGGTCAAGCGCGGCCGGGACGGCAAGGACTTCGCCGGGCCGCAGATCAAGGCGCACGCCTGATGGCCGCGCTCGTCACCCAGGAGGAAGCGCTCGACCAGCTTCGGCTTCAGTCCACCGCGATCTCGGCCGAGGAGCTG